CATGAATTATAACATAAAAAAAGAGGGGTCGCAACCCCTCTCACTTATTGACCGACCAGTTTTTGTTGCCTCTGGATTTCAAATCAATCCATTTAGCATAGTGGACACCACGATAAGTTAAGAATCCGAAGACTTTATCTGGATCGTGTTTGTCTGGATCATAAACTGGAAGATCATATTCCAGTTTAATCTTCATGACTACACCTTATGCAGCAGTAGCAGTTCACCATAGATCATGCTAATAAATGCTACACAACCTAGGGACGTTAGTCCAACTACTTGTAGTGTTTGCATGGCGATCACTTGGTGTAGGTGCGACCACGATAGCAATAAGTGCCATGTGGTTCAGACATCTCGACACAACGTGTGTCATACTCTACGCCACGATATGCAGCGTGAGTGATCTGTGCGTCATGAAGTGCAGCAGCTTTTTGAATCTGCTTCTTGATGAGGTTGAGTGTGTTCATTGTAGGTCTCCTAAAAGAATGGGTGGTTTTCTCCTTTAACCCCGAAGGGTGATCCGAGTCCCCGTTCCTTCAGTCGTTTGCGTCCCAGTAGAAATCACATTGTGGCACATAGTCCTTAATGGTCTCGACCAGTTCTATCTTCCACTGTGCTTTGAGATGCTCATTCTTTTTAATGCGTAGCATTATAAGATCAGCATCTGTGCATGACATTGTGGTTGATAGTAATAATTCTACCATGGGATGAACGCTCCGTTCCGCGACTTACTTGCGTCTTATACTAGGGTCTGTTCACATTGACCTTCTACTTTCGATCTAAAATAACCTAGTAGATTATATTTAGAACGCCGATCCAAATTGTCATCCATAAGGATTTCAATTCGTTTCTGTAAGAACCTTTCACACGACATGTGCCACCCGTAAGGGTTGTCGTCAGCATGATGGGCAAGGGTCAATGCCAGCAGAACGCTGAGCATAAGATGAACGACTGGTATACATTATACCATAGTATGTATAGAGACAATGCTGTATCATACGATACATTTTATTATCTCTTAATATGCTCTACAGTATGGTCGGTTGCTTCCAACTGCACACGGATGATACTACATGCTATGGGAGCATCGCTCTCTCCACAGGTGTATACATCTACTGCTGCCTTGCCATCCTCTGGCCACGTATGAATACTGATGTGACTTTCGGCAAGCATGACAACACCAGTGACACCCTGAGGGTAGAACTTGTGGGTCATCGTGTTGAGCACTGTCATCTTAGCACAGTATGCTGCATCATGCAACAGCTTCTTGATTAGTTTCTCATCATTCAACTTGTCTGGGTTGCAACCATACAGATTCAATAGATAGTGATCCCCCATCAGATTAACCAGAAACTCCCATTTCTGCCTCGATTACATTTTCTAATTTTACCATCAAATCCATTGTCATACAACCATCTGATGTCAGGGATGGCATGTTCCATCTTGTTATAGAAGAACACTTCATCGTATGTTTTTGCTTGAACGATGATGCCATCTTTGTTAATGCGACGCATCACTTTAGGGTTAGCAGCATCACCAACCTTCCAGTATTGGATGCAGAAAGTATTTGATTTGCCGCTAACTCTACCAGTGGTGCTCATTTTTTTGGACTCCAAAGTTTAGGATTTACTCTACCCTCAGTCTGAGACATACCTTGAAAGTCATGACGATACTTGTCCCAGTAATCATCAAAGATATCTACTTGCTTAGGTGCAGTAACGATATCAAAATGTGTCATTCCATCTTGCAGATATTCGACTAAGAATGCTGTGTATGGAAGACTGCGATCTTGCGCGAGGGTAGGATCGCAGTCGGAGTGAAGAACTTTACAACCTTTCCCCATCAGGAACGACCTCCCCACTTGATCTGAGGAAATGCTTCCTCTACACAAGCACGGGTGATCTTGTATTTCTTTTGTAGTGCCTTGTCCTTGACCAGGACCAGGAGGTTTGCTTCCTCCTCACACAGACCCTCCAGGAGTTGAATGAAGAGGTTCTCGCGTTGGGTCTGCTTCAAGGATGAGTTACCACCTTTGAAGAACAGATACAGACGACGATACTCTTTCTCCAGAACGCTATGATCAGTGCCTTTGGGTGCATCGTTAGGAGTGAAGGGAACCTCACCCTCTGGAAGCATAGAGACAATGCTCTCGTCGTAGTTCGCAATCAAGAGCGAACGCAGAGCATTGGTGTTATGTTGCTGCAGAAGTTTAACCTTCTGTGCTTTTGTCTTAGCGTTGCTCACTTTCTGGAGCACTTCAGAAATTAATAGTTTCATTTTTTAAAAGGTGTTGAACTACGAAAGAAATATTCTTGCATCAGATCATTCAATTGATGCTGCTGAAAGTATTCCAATGGAACTTGTTTCCCATCAGTATTTAGGGAGTTGAATTCATCGAGAATCTTCTGCTCGATTTCTTCAGGCACATAATCAAAGTCAATCAACATACGATTACGATGATAATTCGCAAGTTGAGTCTCATTTACACAGAACTTAGACGGTTCCATGTCAACCCACTTGGAAAGATTCTTCTGACTAATAGGACGTTGACGCTCTCCTTTTACAAAACAATCATCAGGTGACAAGAAGTTCGGAATGCCATCCGACTTGTCTCCCTTAATAATATGTTCTCTAATGAATGCGTGTGGGTTATCAAAACCCAGACTCTTCTTAGTAATAGGATTGTATTGGTAGACTCCAGGATACTTGTGCAGTTGGATGAAGTCTTTGTCGCCTGATAGAATTAGTATTAGTTCTTTCGGACCTTTGTTTTTACACAGGGTAGAGATAACATCGTCTGCCTCTGCGCCAAGAACTTCTACTACTTTGTATGGGAAGTATTCTTTGATCTCATCTCGGATCTTATTCAAGACCTCAAAGATTGATGACCAGTCGTGACCAGATCGTTCTCGATCTTTCTTTCTATTTTGTTTGTAGTATGGGAAGACTTGCTTTCTCCAATATTGTTTGGAGTCATAGGCGAGAACCATCTCGCCGTATTTCTCCCCATACTGTTTCTCGTATGAGCGTAATGAGTTGAGAACCATGTGTCGAACAAGTTTCTCATTCAATCGATCATGTTTCAATTGCGCCATCAGATTACTAATCATAATCTGATTCATGTCAATAATAATCATCCTCCTCCTCTTCTTCGTTGACGAATTTTACAGATAATAGCTCTTCATTAATCCAGATTCCATCCTCATCATACATTTCAGGATGGGTGACTTCATTCTTTTTCTGAACTAAATTGTAGACCACATCATTGATGTGCCATCCTGCGATGATACCCACAATAATTGACAAGAAAACGAAGACACCTGAGAAAAAAAGAATGACTGATGTTTGCATCGGGAAGACTGCTCCTTAGTTACTAGGAACCTCCCAAGTAAATTCAAACTTGATTCGGAATTTACGCTTCAGGAGGTTGAATGTATGTTCTAAAATAGCACCACGTCTTTCTGGTGCAGGTTTCTCTCTCCTGAGCATGAGCTCTATGCCTTTATTTATTTTGGTTTCCTCATCGAAGTTACTCATTTAGATGAAACTAGTCCTTTCTCAATGAAAAGTTTTGCGGTCTCGACCAAACCACCGATTGGTTCCTCGTCAATTATAACATACGGATAGGTTTTTGCATCAGGACATTCCATATAAAATTGCATACGAGCATTTTTACTGTCACAATTGATCTCTTCATATTCAAACCCAGCACGTTGCATAAGTTCTTTAACTTGTGAGCAATACTTACATCCTGATTTCGTATAGATTTTAATGTTCATTTGTGTTTCTTGAAGTATACATTTCCTGCAATGATGATTCTATTTACACCAACATCAGTTACTTCTTCTACTCCATGCAATGCCCAGCTTGGAAACGCAAACATGTGAGAAGACTCTTGGCATGTAGGATAGAGCTTCTGTCCTCTGGAATTGACAAAGAAGAATGCTTTCTTTTGTGTTGGCAGTGCTTTCAATACATGAACCCAGGATACAAATGCACCATGACCATGGTGATCATGAATGAAATGTGAATCTGTTTCTGAGTTATACATCTGAACCCAGTAAGAATCTCTAAGGTTACCATCCTTGGTTTCATAGTCTAGGTAACCATGAATGCCAACATCCTTCATCATCTCAGTAACCACACCACGATAGAACTCTTTGATGTGATTGTCAAGGTCTTCATCTAAGATAGGATCATTCTTATGAAGACCATCGATGTAGGTGGTGAAGTAACTCTTAGAATCATGCTGAGAAATAATTTGCTTCTCAAGTTTTTCTACAAAACCAGGCGGATGTTCAATTTTATTTTGCCAAAGGATCATAAAAAAAGAGGGTCCGAAGACCCTCATTATATCACAGAGCGTTGCCTCTTGGCAAGACTTCTTCAGGGAATACAAAGTTTTCGTGTGGTTGATCAACTGGTGCCAACCAGGAACGAAGACCTTCATTCAATAGGATGTTCTTTGTGTAGAACGTCTCGAACTCTGGATCTTCTGCTGCTCTGATCTCTTGGGATACAAAGTCATAAGCACGAAGGTTGAGAGCAAGACCAATAATACCGATGGAACTTGTCCAAAGACCCATAACAGGAACAAACAACATAAAGAAGTGGAGCCAACGCTTATTGCTAAACGCGATGCCAAAGATCTGAGACCAGTAGCGGTTGGCAGTGACCATTGAATAGGTCTCTTCTTCTTGTGTTGGTTCAAATGATTTGAATGTGTTTGATGCTTCACCATCTTGATACAGTGTGTTCTCTACTGTAACACCATGGATAGCAGACAGCAGTGCGCCACCCAGGATGCCTGCCACTCCCATCATGTGGAAGGGGTTCAAGGTCCAGTTATGAAATCCTTGGAGGAAGAGTAGGAATCTGAAGATTGCTGCAACACCGAAGGATGGAGCAAAGAACCAACTACTCTGACCCAGAGGGTAGATGAGGAATACAGAAACAAAGACAGCAATGGGACCAGAAAAAGCGATTGCATTGTAAGGACGAATACCAACTAGACGACTGATCTCAAACTGACGCAACATAAATCCTATGAGAGCAAAGGCTCCGTGGAGCGCCACAAAATTCCAGAGTCCCCCAAGTTGGAGCCAGCGTTGGAAATCTCCCTGAGACTCAGGACCCCAAAGTAGAAGAAGAGAATGACCCATAGCGTCAGCAGGAGTTGACACAGCTGCCGTGAGGAAATTAGCACCCTCAAGATAACTAGACGCCAGTCCGTGGGTATACCAGCTCGTAACAAACGTCGTGCCAGTAAGCCAGCCACCAATTGCCATATAAGCAGTGGGAAAAAGTAATAGTCCAGACCAGCCCACAAATACAAAGCGGTCTCGTTTAAGCCAGTCATCGAGGACATCGAACCACCCCCTTGTTGGTTGTTGTAATGTTGATGCTACCATTTATTTAACTCCATATTTGTCGAAAGTTTTTCTAATGTTCTGAGTAATTTGCATACCACCCGTGAAACTTTCTAACTTCTCACCAGCATCATCAGTGACAATGAGAACTGGAGTAGCAGTGACCCCATATTGTTTTGCCAATGCAAGGTTTTCTTCTGGGATAGGAACATCACTGAAGTCCTCCAGGTCAACCTTTTCAATCAGGGATGTGCGATCGTCCTTAATAGAGTTCATGTATTTGTCTACAAGGGCACAGGGACCACAAGATTGTTTTGAGAATAGTAGAAATTTCATCGTCTTACAGAGAAAAAAAATGGGGGTCACATGACCCCCAAGATTATAGCATCAATTATCAACCGATGCTAGGTGCGGTGAGTGCCACAGGAGTGGACTCAGCAGCAGCAAGATCCAGAGGGAAGTTGTGTGCGTTACGCTCATGCATAACTTCCATTCCGAGACCTGCGCGGTTCAGAACATCTGCCCAGGTGTTCAGGACTTTGCCCTGACCATCCATGATGGACTGGTTGAAGTTGAAACCGTTGAGGTTGAATGCCATGGTGCTAACACCAAGTGCAGTGAACCAGATGCCAACTACAGGCCATGCTGCGAGGAAGAAGTGCAGCGAGCGGGAGTTGTTAAAGGAAGCGTATTGGAAGATGAGACGACCGAAGTAGCCGTGTGCTGCAACGATGTTGTAGGTCTCTTCTTCTTGACCGAACTTGTAACCGTAGTTCTGAGACTCGTTTTCAGTAGTCTCACGAACGAGCGACGACGTAACCAGCGAACCGTGCATCGCAGAGAACAGGGACCCACCAAAGACACCTGCGACTCCAAGCATGTGGAAGGGGTGCATGAGGATGTTGTGCTCTGCTTGGAAGACCAACATGTAGTTGAACGTGCCAGAGATGCCGAGCGGCATAGCGTCACTGAAAGAACCTTGACCGAATGGATACACAAGGAATACTGCAGATGCAGCGGCGACAGGCGCAGAGTAAGCAACACAAATCCAGGGTCTCATACCCAGGCGATAGGACAGTTCCCACTCACG